ACGCTTCAAGTCTTTTGCAGTTTGAAGTTTTTCTTCCGGTGTCGGTTCGGGAATGGGTGTCAATTGCATATTGAACACTTCTTCTACGGATGCACCTTCGTTTGCCTCTTTAAAGGCAATCTGTTCCTCTGTCAGCAAAACGTACTTTCCTGCAACATAATCTTCCCATGTTGTGCCGACCTCGTAGTTAACGGTATCGAGTTCTTCCGGCATTGGGACGTAGATACGTACTGCATCCTTTTGTATGTATAGATAATTATCCATATTATTTATATTTGAAATAATGTAAAACTATAATTCCAGACCCTCCGTAAGTTGATTTTTGGCGTGAAAAACTATTCCTGCCACCACGACCTCCGTCTCCTCCGTTTCCTGTATTATTAATTCCGTCTTTACCTATATCGCTATCATTTCCTCCTTCTCCGCCAGATGCATATAACTTATCGTTGAATGGACATTTAGTCGTACTCCCTTGTCCATATCCGCCTAAGTAAGAATAATAAGTACCACCATTTCCTCCATTAGTTCCACCCTGTTGATAAGGTGCGCCACCACCTGAGCCGCCATTTCCTCCATGAGCTTTTTGAGTCTCTGGATTCCCTGTACCATATAACCCACCTTTAC